ACTAGATTTTTGCGTGGTTGAGTTTCTGAACAATTTTTCTGGCTGAAGAGATGGGAGCCCGAGGACCGAGACCGCTGCCGGAGAACGTGCGCGCCTTCACCGGCGGGCGCAAGACGCTGCGGGCCGCCGATCTGTCGGACGGCGTGCACCCCGAGGTCGGCCTGCCGCCGATGCCGCAGCACCTCTCGCCCGAGGCGCGCAAGGAGTGGCACCGCGTCACGCCGCTGCTGCTCGAGCTCAACCTGCTGACAAAGATCGACCGCAGCGCGATCGAACGCTACTGCCGCGTCTACGGCCGCTGGCAGCAAGCCGAGCGCGCGCTGCACGCCGAGCAGCAGCTGCTGCGCAGCCAGGAAAAGGACGTCACCGACGCCTTCGTGCGCATCACTCCCACCGGCTTCGTGCGCGAGTCGCCGCTCAGCCGCATGGTGGTGAACCTAGCGCGCCAGGTCGAGATGGCCGAGCAGTGCTTCGGCATGAACCCGAGCGCCCGCGCTCGCGTCGTCGCCTCGCGCAACGATGCCCAGCTGCGACTGGCCGGCATGGAAGACGACGACCAAGGCGGCTTCGGATCTCTGTGACGATGAAGGACTACACCGCCATCGCCGAGCAGTATGTCGACGCCGTGCTCGGCGGCCAGCGCCCGGCCTGCAAGTGGGAGCGCCTGGCCTGCGAGCGCCACCGGCGCGACCTCGAGCGCGCGGCCGCCGGCGACCCGGCCTTCCCCTACGTCTACAACCCCGAGCTGGTCGACACCAAGGGCAAGCCCTACCGGCCGGCGCAGCGCGTGTGCCACTTCGCCGAGCTGATGCCGCACATCAAGGGCGACTGGGCCGCGCGCGGCGAGCGCATCCGGCTCACCGGCTGGATGGCCTTCGCGCTGTGCAGCCTGTTCGGCTGGGTGCACCGAGAAACCGGCAAGCGCCGCTTCCGCAAGGGCGACCTGTTCGTGCCGCGCAAGAACGCCAAGAGCACGATCGCCGCCATCGTCGGCCTCTACATGCTGGCCGCCGACGGAGAATTCGGCGCCGAGGTCTACAGCGGTGCCACCAGCCGAGACCAGGCGCACGAGATCTTCCGCCCGGCACGCCTGATGGCGCTGGGCACGCCCGACTTCCGCGCCCACTTCGGCGTGCTCGTCAACGTCTCCAACCTGGCGGTGCTGGACACCAACAGCAAGTTCAAGCCCGTCATCGGCCGCCCCGGCGACGGCGCCAGCCCGAGCTGCTCGCTCGTCGACGAGTACCACGAGCACCCCACCAGCGAGCTCTACGACACCATGGCCACCGGCATGGGCGCACGCAGCCAGCCGCTGCTGCTGGTCATCACCACCGCCGGCACCAACATTGGCGGGCCCTGCTACAGCCACCAGGTCGAGCTGCAGAAGATCCTCGAGGGCCTGATCACCGCCGAGCGCCGCTGGGGCATCGTCTACGCCATCGACCCCGGCGACAACTGGGCCGACCCCTCCGCGCTGCTGAAGGCCAACCCCAACCTCGGCGTCTCGATCGACGTCGACAGTCTGGTGGCGGACCAGGAGGAAGCCATGCGCGACCCGCGCAAGGCGGCCGTCTTCAAGACCAAGCGCCTGAACGTCTGGGTGACGGCGGCCAATCCGTGGCTCGACCTTGACGCGCTGCAGCGCGCCGGCGACCCCACGCTGCGCCTGGAGCAGTTTCGCGGCGAGCCGGCCTACATCGGCACCGACCTGGCCAGCAAGAACGACATCGCCAGCGCGGTATGGATCTTCACGCGCGAGATTGAGGGCGAGACCCACTACTACGCCATCACCCGCAACTGGCTGCCCCAGGCCACGGTGGCCAAGCCCGAGAACGAGCACTACCGCGCCTGGGTTGCGCAAGGCCACCTGCAGCAGACGCCGGGCAACATGATCGACCTGCGGCTGATCCAAGACGAGATCGAGCGCAGCGCCGAGGTGTGCGTCGTCTCCGAGGTGGCGATGGACGCCTGGGGCAGCCGCGAGATCGCGCCGGCGCTCCAGGGCGCCGGCTTCACGGTGGTCGACGTGCCGATGACCACGCGCCACCTCAGCGAGCCGATGAAACTGATCGCCGGCCTGGTGGACGCCGGCCGCTTCCACCACGACGGCAACCTGGCCAGCCTGTGGATGATGAGCAACGTCGAGGTGCTGGCCGACCGCAACGAAAACATCTTCCCGCGCAAGGCCAAGCCCGAGAACAAGATCGACACCGCAGTGGCCGTGATCCTGGCCGTGGGCCGCCGCCTGGCCGGCCTGCCGGTCGAGGCCGAATACCAGGTCTTCTTTGCAGGATGAACCACCGATGACCACCCAGATGAAGCGCGCCTATGCGGTGCTCGAGATCAAGTCGACGGCGGGTGATGCCACCAAGCGCACCTTCCGCGGCGTCGCCAGCACGCCCACGCCGGACCGCATGCAGGACGTCGTGCTGCCGAAGGGCGCCAGGTTCAAGCTGCCGCTGCCGCTGCTGTGGCAGCACGACAGCGGCGACCCCATCGGCTGGATCACCAGCGCCCAGGTCACCGACAAGGGCGTCGACGTCTCCGGCGAGATCGCCGACGTGGCGGAGGACGGGCCGCTCAAGCAGCGCCTGCTCACCGCCTGGCAGTACCTGCAGAACAAGCTGGTGCGCGGCCTGTCGATCGGCTTCAACCCGATCAAGTACTCGTTCATCGACGGCGGCGGCATCGAGTTCTCCGAATGGGAATGGCTGGAACTCTCGGCCGTGACCATCCCCGCCAATCAGGAAGCCAGCATCACCACCATCAAGTCGATCGACCGCAGCCTGGCCGCGTTGGGCCACAAAGGGCCGCCGCCGGATCGACACCGCCCCGGCGCTTCGGGGCAAGGCACCAACAGCGGGGCTCCTTCGGGGGCCCTTTTCAATTCCCGAAGCCAGAAAGGCCAGGACACCATGGACATCAAGCAGATGATCGAGGCGCGCGCCACCAAGAATGCGCGCCTGAAGGAACTGATCGACGCGCGCACCGCCGAGTCGCGCGCGTTCAGCGAAGACGAGGGCGCCGAATTCGACACCCTCACCGACGAAGTGAAGGCGCTCGACGACGACATCCGCGTCGCCAAGTACCACGCGGCCAACGCCTCGGCGGCCAGCCCGGTCGACACCAAGCGCTTCAGCGGCGCCGGCGGAGGCGGGCCCACCATCCTCGTGCGCAAGCAGGACCCGGACGACCTGTACAAGGGCCAGTCCTTCACCCGCACGCTGATCGCCAAGGCGCTGGCCTTCATGGAGATGCGCCAGGGCAACTTCGTCACCCCGGCGCAGATCGCCGAGGCGCGCTGGGGCAAAAGCCACCCGAAGCTGGTCGCCTACATGAAGGCCGCCGTCGCCGGCGCCGGCACCGGCTCCGGCGAGTGGGGCGCCGAGCTGGCCCAGGCCGACACCCGCTACACGGGCGACTTCATCGAGTACCTCTACGGCCAGACCATCTACGACCGGCTGCCGCTGCGCCCGGTGCCGGGCCGCGTGCACATCAAGGGCCAGGACGGCGCGGCCACCGGCTACTGGGTCGGCGAAAGCAAGGCCATCCCGGTCAGCAAGGCCGACTACTCCGACGTCGAGCTCAGCCCGCTGAAGGTCGGCGCCATCGCTGTCTGCAGCAAGGAATGGGTGCGCGACGCCTCGCCCGCCGGCGAGATGCTGATCCGCGACGCCATCGTGCAGGCCAGCAGCCAGCGCGTCGACACCACCTTCCTGTCGACCACGGCGGCCAGTTCCGGCGTTTCGCCGGCCGGGCTGCTGAACGGCGTGACGGCCGTCACCAACTCCGGCGGTGACGCCGACGCCCTGCGCAGCGACTTCCAGGAGCTGGTGGCGCCGTTCATCAGCAACAAGAACGCGCTCGGCCTGCAGATCGTCACCACGCCCAGCCTTGGCATGGCCATCGGCATGATGGTCAACGCGCTCGGCCAGCCCGAGTTCCCGGGCCTCAACGAGAACGGCGGCACGCTGTTCGGCAAGCCGGTACTCACCGGCGACAACGTCGGCCCGGGCGACCTGATCCTGCTCAAGCCGAGCGACATCTGGAAGATCGACGACCGCGGCGTCGAGGTCAGCATGACCGACCAGGCCACCATCGAGCAGGACGGCGCGCCACAGGGCGCCAGCGACACCCCGGTGGCGGCCAGCGCCACGCTGATGTCGCTGTGGCAGACCGAGAGCATCGGCTTCAAGGTCGTGCGCTCGATCAACTTCCAGAAGCGCCGCTCGCACGCCGTGCAGTTCATCGGCGATGCCGCCTACGGCGTGGCCGCGGGCCTGTCGACGGCCTGATCGATCGGCGCCGAGCCTTCCCCGCCCGGCCTCCGGCCGGGCTTTTCACCGAGAGCTTTCCACATGCAGATGAAATCGATCGCCGCCCGGGCGTTCAAGTATGCCGGCGCGCTGGTGGAGCCGCAGGCCGAGTTCTCGGTGAAGAGCGAACGCGACGCGAAGGTACTGGTAGCGTCAAAGCGCGCGGCGCTGCTCGTGGCACCGCCGCCGGCGCCCGCAGCCACGCCGGCGCCGACGGCGTCGAAGCGCAACTACAAGCGGCGCGACATGGTGGCGGAGCCGGCCGCGGCAGCGCCGCCGGCAGTGACCGGCGGTATGCCGGACATGCGTCTCCTCATGCACGTCCGGCCGGCCGACGTATCGCCGGAAGATTGGGTCGCACCGCCGCCGGGCCCATTCGTCGCTGGCCGCGACGACGCAGAACGCTGATGCGCCTCTTCGGCCTCGAGATCTCGCTGCGCCGCAAGGCGGTGCCTCCGCCACGCCTGTCCGGCATCGACGACAGCCGCGGCTGGCTGCGCATCTTCGACTGGCACACCGGCGCCTGGCAGCAGGACGCCGGTCACGAGGTGACCGACGTCTTTGCGCAGACGACGGTCTTCGCCTGCATCACGCTCATCGCCAGCGACATCGGCAAGCTGCGCGTGCGCCTGGTGGAAAAGGCCGGCCGCATCTGGCGCGAGACCACCAGCCCGGCCTACAGCCCGGTGCTGCGCAAGCCCAACCACTACCAGACGCGGCAGAAGTTCGTCGAAGGCTGGATCGTCAGCAAGCTCAGCGAAGGCAACACCTACGTGCTGAAAGAGCGCGACCAGCGCGGCGTCGTCACCCGCCTGTACGTGCTCGACCCGCGCCGTGTGCAGCCCTTGATCGCACCTGACGGCAGCGTCTACTACCGCCTGGCCAGCGACGACCTCAACCACCTGCCCACCGACATCGAGGCGGTGCCCGCCTCCGAGATCATCCACGACCGCATGGTGTGCCTGTTCCACCCGCTGGTTGGCGTCACGCCGCTGTACGCCGCCACGCTGCCGGCGCTGCAGGCGCTGCAGATCCAGAACAAGAGCAAGAACTTCTTTGAGAACGAGAGCCGCCCAGGCGGCATCCTGTCTGCGCCGGCCAAGATCAGTGAAGAGACAGCCAGGCGCATCAAGGAACACTGGGAGCGCAACTACACCGGCACCAACGCCGGCCGCGTGGCCGTGCTTGGTGACGGCCTGGCCTATACCCCCGGCGCCGTCAACGCCGTCGACTCCCAGCTCGTCGAGCAGCTGGGCCTCACCGCGCAGCAGATCTGCAGCGCCTTCCACGTGCCGGCGTTCATGGTCGGCGCGGCCGAGGCTCCGCCCTATGGCAATATCGGCCCGGCGGTGCAGCAGTACTACAACCAGTGCCTGCAGAGCCTGATCGAAAGCCTGGAGGCCTGCCTCGACGAGGGCCTGGGCATCGGGGAGGGCGTCAACGTGCAGGGCCGCGAGCTCGGCACCGAGCTGGACCTCGACGCGCTGCTGCGCATGGACAAGAAGAGCCAGGCCGAGGTCGAGGGCCTGCTCGTGCAGCGCGGCATCCATTCGCCGGACGAGAGCCGCGAGGTGTTCGGGAAGCCGCCGGTCGACGGCGGTGCGCAGCCCTATCTGCAGCAGCAGAACTACAGCCTGTCTGCGCTGGCCAGGCGCGACGCGCGCGACGACCCGTTCGGCACGTCCACCACGCCGCCGCCGGATACCACATCGGTAGACGACACCGAAAGGGCTTTGCATCGGCTGTTTCGCAAGTCGCCGTACCGGCTTTACACGCACAAGGTGCCGGAGTCCACCGATGCTTGACGTCAATAGGTTGGTAGATGGGATTCACGAGTACCTCGCCGACACGCTCACGCCATTCCACATCAGGCTGCGCGCCCTAGAGGATCGCTCTGAGCCGGATCGCGGAGAGCCCGGCGAGCGCGGACCTCAGGGAGAGAAGGGCGCCGACGGTCTCGCCGGCAAGGACGGCGCACCGGGCCAGCCCGGAGAGCGCGGCCCGCAGGGCGAGAAGGGTGCCGACGGCATCAACGGCAAGGACGGTGCACCAGGCGCGCCTGGCGAGCGTGGGCTGCAGGGCGAGAAGGGTGCCGACGGCATCAACGGCAAGGACGGTGCACCAGGCGCGCCTGGCGAGCGTGGGCCGCAGGGCGAGAAGG